CGTGTGGCTGATCATGCTCGGCCGTCTGCGCGCCCAGCCGGGCCGAGCGTGGGTCACGACGACGCCGCGCGGCCGCAACTGGGTGCATGACGTGTGGCGCACCGACAGCGACGACTACGCGCTGATCAGATCGTCGAGCCGCGACAATCCCTACCTGCCGCCCGAGTTCGTGACAACGCTCGAGTCGCAGTACACATCGGAGTTCGCGGCGCAGGAGATCGACGGCGAGTTCGTTGATCCCAGCGGCGCGATGTTCCAGCGCGCTTGGTTCAGCGTGGTCGATGCCGCGCCCGACGGCTTGCGCTGGGTACGGTACTGGGACCTCGCAGCCAGCACGAAGACGTCGGCGGACTACACGGCGTCGGTCGCTGTGGCCATGGCGCCGGACGGCGTCGTGTACCTGCGCGACATGGTGCGCGGTCGATGGGAGTGGCCGGAGGCCCGGCAGCGCATCCGCGACTGCATGCTGGCCGAGCCACGCGTCGTGCACGCCATCGAGCAGGCGATGCACGGACTGGCGGCGATCCAGGAGCTGCGGCGCGATCCTGCGCTGGCGGCAATCACGATGCGTGGCGTGACGCCAGACCGCGACAAGATTGCGCGGGCCATGCCGTGGGCGGCGCGGGCCGAGGCCGGCAAGGTGCGACTCGTGGCTGGCGCGTGGGTCCGCGAGTTCCTCGATGAGGTGACGGCGTTCCCGTCGGGGCGCCACGACGATCAGGTCGACAGCGTGAGCGGTGCGTTGCCGCTGCTGCGGGCCGCAGAGTTCAGGGGGGTTCGATGAGCGAGATCGCGCTGCAGCCGGCGCAGAGCGTCGAGATCTGGGATTCGTTCATGGTCAACGGCACCGTGTACTACGCGCTGCTGAACCGCAACGCCAACTACCGCGCCGAGGTTTACCGCCGTCGCAGCACCGGGCTCAACGAGCGGCTGTGGACGGGCGACGCGGCGTTCAAGTACGCCAGCGTGTCGATCATGCCCAGCGGTACGTCGCTGATCCTGCTGTACAGTCGCGCCAGCGGCGCGGACAGCAAGACACCGTACAGGCCGTACATGGTGACGCTGCCGAACGTGGTCAACTAGGAGACACGATGATTATCGATGTGGAGACATCATGCGACTCGTAGCAATCACGCCGAACGCGGAGCAGCTGGTGGTGTACTGCGCGCGCGTGTCGAACCCGGCGAACCAGGGCAACCACGCAACTGGCCGGCGATTATTGCGCTACCTCATCGAGCACGCGCACTGGTCGCCGTTCGAGATGGTGCACGCCACGCTGGAGATCACGACGAGCCGCGCCATCGCACGGCAGATCCTGCGCCATCGCTCGTTCGCCTTCCAGGAGTTCTCGCAGCGCTACGCCACCGTAGCCTCCGACGTGACGGCGATCGAGCTGCGGGCGCAGGGCGCAGCGCGGCAGGGCAGCGACGGCGATGCGCCGATGGCGCGCGACGATCTGGCGCAGCGCGTCGCCGACCACATGCGGGCCACGCAGGCACTGTACGCCGATCTGCTCGCGGCGGGCGTGGCGTACGAGTCGGCGCGCATGGTGTTGCCGGAGGCGACGGAGACGACGATGTACATGGCCGGCTCGCTGCGATCGTGGATTCACTACCTGCAGCTGCGGTGCGCTGCGTCAACGCAGCTCGAGCACCGACGCGTGGCGATCGCTTGTCGCGCCGTGCTGGCGGCGGAGCTGCCGGTGATCGCCGAGGCACTGGACTGGGAGACACGATGAGCCCGATCATGCAAGCGGCGCGGCAGGCCGCCAGCCAGTCGCAGTGCGTGCGCCGGCAGATCGGCGCGGTGGTGGTGCAGTATGGCGACGTCGTCGGCGTCGGCTATAATCGTGTGGTGATCGGCGCGCGCGACATGGTGTCGTGCGCAGCCGTGTGCCGCCGAGCGCATCGTGACGGCGCAGTCGATCCGGCGTACCACGACTGCTACGCGGTGCACGCCGAAGCGGCGGCGCTGCTCGAGGCCGGGCGGCGCGCAGCTGGGGCGACGCTGTTTGTCACTGACGTGCCGTGTCACAACTGCGCGATCCTCGTGGTCGCTGCCGGCGTGGGGCGCGTCGTGATCGGCCAGGCGGAGCGCGACGTGCCTGACGTCCTGCGGCAGATCGCGATCGAGTGGGAGGGCGCTGAATGAACTGGTCGACGCGGCTGCGCTACGGGCTGGCGCGGATGTTCCTCAAAGCCGGCGGGTTGCCCATCGTGCCGCGCTGGGTCGACACCACTGTGCTCGATCCGACGTGGCGCGCGCTGTCGCGCGACGGCTACCGCCGCAACGCGGCGGTGTATTCCTGCGTCAGTACGCTGGCCTTCGATCTCGTCGAGCCGGTGCTGCGCTGCTACAACGCGCAGGGCGAGGAGATGGGCGCATCGCCGCTGTCGCGGCTGCTGTCGCGACCGAACCCGATGCACTCGCAGCGCGAGTTCTGGACACTCGTCGCCGTCTACGCGGCCGTCGGCGGCAACGCGTACATCCACGTGGTCCGCGATCGACGCGGCGTGCCCGTAGAGCTGTGGCCGTACCACGCGGGCCAGATGGTGCCGGTGCCGTCGACGGACGCCAGCGCCAGGATGTGGATCTCGCGGTACGACTACGTGAACGCGGACGGCACCGAGCAGCCGGTACCGGTCGAGGACGTCATCCAGATCCGCTGGCCGAGTGTCGACCTCGAGCAACCGTGGGTCGCGCTGTCGCCGATCGTGGCCGTGGCCGCCGAGGTCGACGCCACCAACGAAGCCATGCGCTACGTCAGGGCGTTGTTGAAAAATGACGCGATGCCGCGCGTGGTGTTGCAGACGCCGGCGGGCCTGATGCTCGACGATACGGCGGTAAATCGCATGCGCGCGCAGTGGTCTGAGCGCTACGGCGGCGACCAGCGCGGCGGCGTGGCCGTGCTTGAGGAAGGTGTGACGCTGCAGCGCGTCGGCCTGTCCATGAGCGAGCTGGCGTTCGATGCGCTGATGCGCGTGCCCGAGGCGCACATCGCCGCGGCGTTCCGCGTTCCGGCGATCGTGGCGGGCCTGGGCATCGGCCTCGACCGCTCGACGTACAGCAACTACGCCGAGGCTCGGATATCGTACACGCAGCAGACGCTGATCCCGCTGTGGCGCATGTGGGAGGGCGAGATCCAGGCGTCGCTCGGCGATCCGTTCGGCGTCGTGGTGCGCTACGATCTGTCGAACGTCGCGGCGTTGCAGGAGGATCAGGCTGCGCGCGTGACGCGGACGATCAACGCCTGGTCGGCGGGCATCATCACACGCAACGAAGCGCGTCACGCGCTGATGTTGCCGATCGACGACGCGGGCGACGTGTACGCGCTGCCGACGTCGGTGCAGCTGCTCGACGCGCAGCACAGTCCAGTCATCGGCATGCCGACGCTGACGCCGACGACCGACGCGCCGCCGACGGCAGCCGACGCGCCAGTCGAGACGCGGGCCGCGCCCAGGGCGCCGCATCCGATCGCCGAGTACGTGGCGCCACCGATCGACGACGTGGCCGAGTCCATGTTCCGACGGCTGCGCCGCTACGTCGATGGGCAATACCGAACGGCGGCAACCGAGCTCGAGCGCGTGGCGCAGCGCGAGCTCGACGCCGAGCGGGCGAGGAACGTGCAATGACCGATGCGCCGTTCAATCCGTTCACGGGCGGCCTGACGCCAGCGCAGTCGGAGCTGGTCGTTGGGCAGCTCGACGACGGCACCGAGATCGCCGAGATCATGCGGCAGTTCTACCCGCTGCTCCTCGAGCGCGCGTGGGAGCGGGCCGGCGGTCAAGTGCAGCTGGGCTTGGCGTTCGATCTGCGCAACCCGCGTGTGCAGGAGACGATCGCCGGGCTGGCGCAGAAGGTGCGCCGCGTGGCCGACGTCACGCGCGACGAGGTCCGCGCCGTGCTGGCGCGTGTCGACGCCGAGGGGCTGAGCTACCAGCAGGCCGCGGCGCTGCTGCGCGGCGTGGTCGAGACGACGGCCGACGGCGTCGAGATGCGGCCGTTCGACAGCGCGTACCGCTCGTTCATGATCGCGGTGACCGAGTCCGCGTACGCCTACAGCCGAGGCCAGGTACTGGCGTGGCAGGAAAGCGGCGAGGTCAATCGGATGCAGTGGGTCGCGGAGACGAACGCCTGCGCCATCTGCCAGGGACTCAACGGACAAATCGTCGTGCTCGGCGCGCCGTTCGAGGGCGGGCGCGAAGTGCCGGCGCATCCGAATTGCCGATGCGCGTTGTCGCCAGTGCTGAGTGACTGATGCTATACTGACCACGACGGAGGGAACGCCATGGCCTGGGTAATCGGCGCGTCGCGCGATCTGCCACTCAACGATGATCTGCCGTGGGACGGTCCGGGCGCGGCTGCGCGCGTGTTCGAGCTCGCCCAGTTCGACGGCGACGAGCCCGACATCGAGCTGGCGCGGCAGGCGTTCCTCGTGTACGACGACGAGCGTCCGGAGTTGCGCGGCAACTACAAGCTCGGCATTGCCGACGTGATCGATGGCGAGCTGCAGGTACTGAGCAGCGGCCTGCGCGCTGCGGCGTCGCGACTGCCGCAGACCGCCGACCTCAGCGAGGATGTGGTCAACGAAGCGCGCGAGATCATCGACGGCTACGTCGCCCAGATGCTGGACGACGAAGAAGACGACAGCAGCGACCGCTCAAAAACGCTGCCACAGATGCGCGAGACAAAATACGACGCGCCAGGTTGGCTGCGCGGCAACGCGGCCCGGGGCTTGGAGTGGTACAGCGAAGGCTTGGCGGGCGACGGCGTGACGGCGCAGACCGTGCGCGAAGCGCGGGCCATGGCCGGCGGCTTCGTGAGCGAGGACAAGGCCGTGCGCATGGCCGCGTGGTTCGCGCGGCACATGACGGACCTCGACGCTCCGGCAGCGAACCCCAGCCACGATGACTACCCGTCGCCGGGCGTCGTGGCGCACGCGCTGTGGGGCGGAGGCACGCGGCGGCAGTCAGAGCGCGCACAGCGCTGGGCGGAGGAGCAGGTGGCAAGCGAACAACGAACAGCGGCGCCACGCCACGAGCGCAAGGCGGTGGTCATCGCGCCCAGCGGCGTCAGTGATCGCACGGTGACCGGCGTGTTCTCGGTGTTCGGGAACATGGACAGCTACGCCGACGTCATCCACAACGGCGCGATGGAGAAGACCTTGCGGGAGCGCGGCACGCGCATCCTGCACCTCTGGCAGCATGACATGGACGCGCCGCCGATCGCGATGATCGAGTCTATCCGCGAGGTACCGCGCCAGGCGTTGCCGGCGGAGGTCCTGCTGCGCGCGCCGACGGCCACGGGCGGCGCCGAGGTCACGCGGACCTACCTCGACACGCCACGCGGCAACGAGGTGTTGGCGGCGATTCGCGGCGGTGTGCCGCTCGAGATGAGCTTTGCCTTCGACGCGATCCGGTACGACTTTATGGAGTCTGCGGATTCTCCTATCGGCGTTATCCGCAACCTGCGCGAGCTGAGACTCTACGAGACCAGCGACGTTCTGTTCGGCGCGAACAGCGCCACCGTCGCGGCGAAGACTCATGGCCGGCTGCCGATCGCGACGCTGCTTGCAGCGCTGAAGGCGGCGATGAAGGCGGGCGCGCGGCACAGCACGCGCGACACACAACTGATCAACAGCATCGCCGAGGCGGCGATCGAGTTGGGCGCGACCAGCGTGCGCCTGATAGCTCAGCCTGATCCCGACGAGGAGCGCGCCGCTCGAGTAGCACTCGCTGTCCCGGTCGATCGGTCACGGCAACTGCGCGCTGCAGCAGCCGCGCTGGCGCTGCTGCACAAGGGAGGATCATAACCATGGCGGACACACAGCGCCTCTACAACGAGGCCACGGAGCTGTACGGTCGTGCACGGGCATTGCTCGAGGCATCGCCGAGCGGCATGAGCGCTGAGCAGTCGGCGCAGTACGACACGATCATGGAGCAGTTCGACGGGCGGATCGCCGAGGCGAAGCGACTCGAGCGCGGCGAGCGCGCAGCCGGCATCATCGCCGAAGCGTCGCAGCCGCAGGCGCGCTTGGGCGTCGGTGGTGTCGAGGCACGCAGCGCGACCGAAGATCGCCAGCTTGGCCTGCTGCGCAATTGGTTCAAGGGCGCGCAGCTGTCTGCTGCCGAGCGCAAGGACCTCAGCGCCGGCGTCGATGCCCAGGGGGGGTATCTCGTCGCTCCGGCAGTGCTGGCGCAGGGCATCATCAAGTTCATCGATGATGAAGTGTACCTGCGGCGGTTGGCCACGGTCATCCCGATGGACGTCGGCACTGAGCTCATTGCCCCCACTTGGGATACCGATCCGGCAGATGCCGACTGGCTCACCGAGATCGCCAGCGTCACCACCGACACCAGCATGGCGACTGGCCTGCGCACACTGCGGCCCAGCCGCCTGTCGAAGCAGGTCAAGATCTCGCGGACGCTGGTGAACCAGAGCCGCATCAACATCGAGCAATGGGTCCAGGCTCGCCTGGCCTACAAGTTCGGTGTGACCGAGGAGAAGGCGTTCATGACCGGCTCGGGCGCTGCCGGCGTGCCGCTCGGCGTGTTCACTGCCAGCTCGCAGGGCATCCCGACGAGCCGCGACACCACGGCCAGCGCGGCCACGTCATTCACCGCCGACAACCTCCTCGACACCAAGCACGCGTTGAAGGCAGCGTACTGGTCGCGGCCGGGCACGCGCTGGATCATGCATCGCGACACCATTGCCCGCGTGCGCAAACTCAAAGACGGCAACGGCAACTACCTGTGGTCGCCAGGGCTTGGACCGGGCGGCGGCATCACGCAGGGCCTGCCACCGACCATCTGCGACGTACCGTACCTGGTCAGCGAGTACGCGCCGAACACGTTCACGGCGGGCCTGTACGTCGCGATCATCGGCGACTTCTCGTACTACTACATCGCCGAGACGGGGCGCTACGAGCTGCAGGTTCTGGCCGAGTTGTACAGCGCGACGGACCAGATCGGCTACATCGGTCGCACGTATCTCGACGGCCAGCCAGTGCTCGCCGAGGCCTTCCAGCGTCTGAAGCTGGCCTGAGGAGGAAACAATGCCACACATCGGACAGCTCAACGAGAACGTCGCGATCGACTACGTCGGCGCCGCGGTGTCGAACGCGAGCAACACGGACAGCAACAGCACGCGGCTGGACATGGCGAACTGGGACGGCGTGGTGTTCATCACCACGATCACCGACAGCGCGGCAACCGGCGTGGCGACGCTGAAGGTCGAGCAGAACACCAGCGACAGCGACACCGGCATGACTGCGTTGACTGGCGCGTCGGCCGCAGTGACGTGCGCGGTGAACGACGACGTCAACGGCAAGATCCTGATCGTCGATGTGCGCGCGCCGCGTGAGCGGTGGGTGCAGGGCGTGCGCACCAGCGCGACGGCGAACGTCGCGTTCGGCGAGATCCTGGCAATCCGGTACGGCCCGCGACTGGCGCCGGTTGCAGCGAGCTCGACCACGGCAGCCGCGGCTGAGGTGGTAAGCCCGGCGGAGGTCTGACCATGACCTACAACAGCGACAACTACCAGGAACAGGGCGGTTCGTCGTGGGTCGTGGACGGCACGCTGACCGTCAACGGGACCATGACGATCGCAGCGACGGCGACGGTCGGCGTGCCACGCGTGACGAAGGTCGCGCTGTCCGCCTCCGACACGGCGGGCGGCGTGTTCGCCTGGGCGAATCCCGCAGGCGCCGCGATCCTCGTCCACAGCGTGCAGCTCGATGTCACGACGTTCACGACCGGCGCCTGCACCATCGATGTCGGTGTGGCCGCGAACGCCACGACGCTGAACGATACGCTCATTGACGGCGGCAGTCTGGCGACGGCGGCGAAGGTGTTGAACAGCGCGACGAACGCCGGCACCAACGGATCGATGTCGCGCAAGGTCACCAGCACGCAGTTTGTCACCGGCTCGGTGGCGAGCGGCGCGTCGGCGGGCCTCGTCGGCAACGCGTACATCGTGTGGTCGGTGATCTGATCGGAGCGACGACCGGCGGGGCAACTCGCCGGTCGAAGCATCGCTGGGCGAAGTTTTTCTCGGAGGCGATATGCCAATCATCAGCAAGAATGTCACCATCACGACCAGCGCGACGTTGATGCACACGTCGGCCAGCAACGGCTGCCGCATCTATGTGTACAGCGCCAGTGGCGGGCAGGACATTACCATTGGCCCGGCAGCAGTCGCCGCAGGCACTGGTTACGTGCTGCCGAGCAGCAAGACCAACGAGCTGACCATCGATCTGCCGCCAGGCGACAGTCTGTACGGCATCGTGGCATCATCGACGCACACGATCCGCATCACGGTAGTGGAGTACTGACATGGCGCTGGGCCTGACCGTTACCGATCTGCGCGAGTACCTCGACCAGGTGCCGGATCGCGCCGCGCAGCGCGTGACGGTCACCGGCTCGCCGACTGGCGGCACGTACACGCTGACGTACCAAAGCGTCGCGACGGTCGCCATTGCGTACAACGCAACGCCAGCCACCGTGCAGGCGGCGATCACGACGGTGGCCGCGACGTCGGGCGACGCGTCGCCGGTCTCGGTGTACGGCAGCGCCGGCGGGCCATACCTGGTGGTGTGGTCGGCGCGCAGCGCGCGGATTGCATCGCCGCTGCTGCTCGGCACCAACAGCCTGACCGGCGGCACGACACCGTCGGTGACGGTTGTCCCGGCACTCGACGCGCTGCTGCAGGACATCCTCGACCGGGCCTGCGCGATGGTCGAAGCCGCGCTGCTGCCGGTGGCCTACGCCACGTACGGCGCCGCGACAGCGCGCAACATCCGCACCGAGCCCTACCGCACGACGTACCTGCGACTGCCGGCGCACCAGCACGGCAGCGTGACCAGCGTGGTCGAGGTCGATACCCTGACCAGCACGACGGGCACGACGATCAGCACGGACGACTACGTGCAGGAAGACGGCTACGTCATCGCTGCCGGCACCGAGTACCGATGGCCGGCGTCGCGCGTCTACCGCGTCACGGCGGTGTACGGCTACGGCGCCGCGCCCGCCGACGTGCAGCAGATCGCACTGGAACTCGCCGTCAACATGTGGCGCCAGCGCGATCGCGGGCTCTACAGCGAGACGCAGGGCGTTGAGGGCGGCGGCTCAGTCACGTACATCGGCGGCCTGAACGCCACGCAGCGCATGGTGATCCAGCGAGCGCGGATGCAGTGGCGCGAGGTGGTGACATGACGACACGCATCGACATCGATGGACTCGAGAAGCTCCTGCAGCGTCTCGATCCGGAGCGCGCCCAGAAGATCCTCGACTCGCTGATCACGCGGGCCACGGCGCTGGTGCTGGCGGAGACGAAGAAACCCGGGCCGCGTGGCCCGCGTCCGAGGCCGATCATGATGGGCGGCCGCGTGTTCCGCGACATGACGCTGGGCGAGTACACGCCGGTGATGACCGGAAACCTGCGACGGTCGATCACGTCACGTGTCGAGCTGACGCGTCAGCGCGGGATCGTCGGCACGAACGTCGTGTACGCAAAACGGGTTCATCGCCGCAAGCCTTTCCTCGAGTGGGCGCTGCAGCGCGCGCAGGCACCGATCCTCGATGAGATCGACAAGGCCGGGCAGAGAATCGTAGGTGGCTCGTGAGCTATCGTCTCGAGGACATTGTCGGAAACCTGCACACGATCTACGGCAGCATGCCAGGTATCACGGCGACGCTGCCATACGAGCCGCGCGCCGTCCAGGCGCCGCCGCTGCTGTACACGCTGCTGGACACCGTGGAGCGCACGGACGCCACGACATCTGCCGGCAGCAACACAAGGCTGGTGGCGTATCGGTATCGCCTGATCTCGCGGATCCTGCTGTCGTGGCGCGACACCGAGCAGGCCGAGCGCGATGTGCGATACTATACCGGCGCGGCACTCGACCTCATGGAGGTCTCGACGAACCGCACGCTCGCGGGACTGATCACGGCGGGCAGCGGCGCGACCATCGAGAGCATCGCCACGGGCTGGATCGTCGTGGACGGCAACGAGTACCGGATCGTCGACATCACGACGGCGGTACACGATAAAGTGCTGAGGGGATAGCATGGCAGACAACTACAACATCTTGGAGCCCGTGACAACGCCGTCGGGCACGACGCAGCGAAGCATCCGCGCGATCGAGATTTCGAGCCAGCTGCATGCCGGCGCTGTGCTGGTGCACGGCACGACTGGCGCAGTGCTGCTGGGCTCGGCAACGCGCGCCAACAGTGTGCCGATGACATTTGCACAAGAGGATCGGCTCGCGCTTGCGCGGTATCGTGTCAGCGTGTTCAACTCGGCGAACCCGACCGGCACGCACACGCCAGCGCTGGAGAGCTCGGAGTCGCAGGACATTTTAGTTTCCGGCAGTCAACCAGTGGCCGGCGATTACTCGTTTACTGCAGTAAAAACTGTCACTTGGCAAATCCCGCTGTTGAACAGCGGTTACAATCGGTTGACCATCATTGTCCGATGGACAACGGCCCCAACAGCTGACTCAACGATAAATTACTACGCGGACGGTGGAAACATCGTCCAGACATGGACACAAAGCTCTGGGCAGGTCCGCGTACTCTTGCTGTACCCTCACGATGGGCAGGCATTGTCAGCAGGAGGAACACTATCAGCTAACACTGCCGCGCCCGTCGTGGCCACCAGTGTAGGCAACGTATTGCTATTGATTACTGGCGGAGCCGGCATCACTGCTGGCACATATAATCTGACCATCGCTCGTCACGCGTAAACGGAGGACCACACCATGGCCGTCGAGCTAGCCTTTGAGACACTGCTGGCCGCGATCGAGTCGACGCGCGGAACCGCGATCAGCGCGCCGACACATCTCATTCACCTCGGCGGCAGCATCACGCCGACGAAGAGCGTCCAGGCGCCCGACGAGAGTCGCGGCACGCTGGCCAGCAACTACCGCACCGTCGCGACGCGGTACGGCGCGACGTTCGAGATCGCCGAGGGGCCCGTCGACACGCGCATCCTGCCGTTCCTGCTGAGCGGTATTCTGAACGGCAACGTCTCTGCCACCACGCCTGGCGGCGCGACGAACACGCGCGAGTGGGCCTTCGCCCGCGACATCACAGCCGACGACATCGAGAGCTACACGCTCTGGTTCGGCGACAGCTCGATCCGCCAGTGGGTCGGCGCCTACGCGATGTTCTTGGAGGCGACACTGTCGAACGACGCGTCGAGCGAGGACGGCGTGCTAACATTCTCCGGCAACGGGGAGTGTCGCAAGATCGCGACAAACAGCCCGGCAGACGCGGCACCAACAGCAACGGCTGGCGTCATGCTGCCGGGCCAGATGATGTCGCTGTTCATCGACACCAGCTCGGGGATCGGCACCACGGCAGTGACGGGACGCCTGGTCAGCGCCTCCCATACGCTGCGCACCGGCGTGACCTTCAAGTTCCTGGGCGGCGGCGCCACGTCGACGCTGGACTTCGCGGCAACTGGGCGTTCACGCGTGATCGGCATCACCACCACGATCGTGATGGAACTCCCAGATATGTCGCAGTACGACAACTGGGCGAACCACGACACGCTCAAGGTGCGCGTGATCCACAACGGTGCGACGATCGAGTCGACGTTTCGACACCAGGTAATCGTCGACACCTACGGCCCGTTCACGGCGCTGTCGTGGGGCACCAACGCGGACAGCAATCGCACCGTGGAGCTGACCATCGAGGGGCAGGTAGACAGCACATTGGCCAGCGACTGCCAGATAAAGGTGTTCAACGACTCGGCCACACTCTAGCATCGGTGGTCGGATTTTCAAGCATCGCTGGGTA